GGTTAGTTCCTGACGTCATAACGTCCAGGCAGTCTTTTACCGCTATGATCGAAGCTATAGTGCAAGGTGATGATGTCTTAATGTCTATGAATGATAAAATTCGAACGTATTTTACACCGGACGGCATCAAGCAGTGTATGCGCGAAAGAGGATACGTTGTAACGTCTGATGACAAATCCAGAGATATTGGATTTGCCTCGCTTAGCGAAGCTTCCTTTCTTAAAAGAGGCTTTAATTTGGAACATGGCACCGTCCACGGTAATTTATCTTTAGAGACCATTGTTAACACTCCTTTATGGAGTAAAAGTGGCGACTATTATAAGAAAATAACCCGTGATAGTGCCAAGTTCTACTTTAGAGAGCTTAGCTTACACCCTATAGAAATTTTCAACAAATATGCGGAACCTATGCGTAAGGCGGTGGTAGCAGCTAAGCTTGAAAATTTTGAAGGACTCACTTGGGACCATAGTACATGGCGCGCTTCAGTTTATGATAGCGAGCCATTCACTATGGATTTCTAGTGGAAGTCTATGCCTATTTGACTCACTAGGCATTATAATTGCTGAGTCAACCCCATCTTATCTAGGGGTTTGGTTAGATAAAAACCTCGCTGTTCTGGTTACGTATTGTATGATGTTACAAGGAGGACATAATAAATCATACGATAGCGCTTTACGGAGTTCAAAGTTTGGTAGTACAAGCTACTCACTGCTCAAGGAAAACTTTAAAAATCTCGAGCACCTCCTAGACAATAGGATACTAAGTGTTATCTTATCTGTCGAATTAAATACACTTGCTGACACAAACAATCTGCAGGATCAGCAGTCTAAACGATCCGAAAACCCCACAACCACAAATTTTGTGGTTCCTGACGACCTTGTGTTGTCAGCCATCCCGGACGATCCGGCGCCAATATCCTCGATGTATTTCAAGGCTAGTACTGACCCGACGTCTATTACCATTGCTAAATACTTAGGTAAACCTAAGAAGATAGCTGATGGTCAATTTTCAAATACTGATACTGCTCTAACCTTTAATTCCATTCATTTACCTTATGATCTCATTTCCGATACCGTTTATTGGGATAAGTTAAAAGGTTTTCTGGGGCTAAGAGCTACATTGGTTATCACCCTTCAAGTTAACGCGGAAAGATTTCAACAAGGGAGATACATGGTAACTGCCGTACCATGCGGTGGCGTTCCTTATAACTCTAAAGTTGAAGAATCCGTTAACTTACATTCTGCATCTCTTACGCAGAGAACGCAATTACCTCGAGTAGAAATTGATATTAACACTGAGAAAGCATGTATTTTACGCTTGCCTTTTTGTTCAGCTACAGATTATCATCCATTACAAATGGATGCTGTAGGCAAAGAACATAATATTTGGTATTCAGTTCGTATTTATCCATATAGTGCATTGGAGGCCGTCACAGGCGCCCAAACCGCTAATTACACCTTATGGTGTCATATGGAAGATGTTGAATTGATTGGACAAGCTATACCAGTTTCTCTTCAAGCTAATATCTCTTCATCTACCGTCAAAAAGAAAGCATCTAATTCGCAGAAAGAAGCTGAATCCGTAGGAGTTGGTCCTATTTCCAACGTCACTTCAAAGATTTCTAAAGCAGCTAATATCCTAACTGTAATACCACTTGTTGGTCCGTATATGACCACGGTAAGTTGGGCAGCTGATATTATAGGATCTGTGGCTTCTATTTTCGGCTTTTCTTCCCCTCTCAACATGGCACCTGTCCAGAGAGTGTCGCGAAATGCTTTCGCATATATGAATTCCATTGATAATGTAGATCAAGGAATTCCCTTATCTTATTCTGTTAAGAATGAAGTAAGATTCCTGCCAGGACTATCCACAACTCAAGAAGACGAGCTATCTATAGCCCATTTTTGTGGTCGGTCCACTTGGCAACAAACAGCTACATGGAGTATTAGTGCACTCGATGACGATGAAATTGCATCCGGGCTTGTAGGCCTGTATCCTAATTTATCAGCACCACACACTATACCCTTG